CTCGGATATCACAAAGGTTAAGTGATCCACTAATGCTTAAATCATATAAGTCTCGCAATGATAATCCCAACATATCATTAATCTATATCTAGCATTAGTAGCCATGATCCTACTCTATATATGCATACATCACTTTTTAGTCTATATATTTGAGTTATTATTAAGTAATACTCCATGATTAATGACTTTTGTAATTATTATGTTATGCATAGAATTGGATCCTCCACCTCATTATTTACTACAATAATCTCGACATTTTTTAAGCGTTGAGACCAAGATATAATGCCCATCCATGTAAATAAGGATGTTTATATAAGGAGGCATTTTTCTTAATGTAGTATTGCCTAGTAGTTAGTAATTTAATAGGATTACGATACATATTAAGGCCTTAAACTGAACCATCAGAAAATACTAATTTTGAACAAAAATCGAATTAATCGAAGCGTCCTTTTCTAATTTATTAGTATTTTATGACTTGGCCTAATCCTACACAGATGTCGTTGTCTTTCCTGTAGCTGACTCGTCTTGATAAAACTTATATGTATTAGTCAGCTTTTTAAGCAGGTAAGTGGACCACCGTATCATCTCCTGCGGCTTGATAGAATAACCTTTGTTGATTACATTTTTACAAGTCCCAAGGGTCTTAAAATCCGGCTTATATCAAATACAGTATTTAATACATTAAGGACAACATTGTATTACACAAAGTTGTTCCTAACGCATCTCCACTCGGAGTTCCTCCCAAAAAAGGTATTATGCAGACGTCCCTTTACTAATAATGACAGAAACTTGACATCTTTTTGACTTTTCTTAATTATTAATTGTATTACTGATTAATACCAGGTGCATGAAACACACTAAAGTTTTACATATTGCATAGTGAAAACTAAAAATCTTTTTAATACTGTTATATAGTTTTTATGAATATGTTAGGGTATTTCAATTGCCAATTAGTAATCATTGGCGTGAATATCGCTTTCAAGAATGGTAAGAACATCTCAAATAACAACTATCTGGGTGCCTTCTTCTGATTTCCCTAAAAAGCTGATCCATCTTTTGAGATAGCAATCATTTCACTATCTATATTCTTTTTAAGTATAGTTTTATGTTGTGATTTACTAAGTCCTTGTATAAACATAGGCATTATTTACTTAATAACTTAGAAAAATGCAGGTTG